AAATGGATAACCCCTGGTAAATAACATTATCGGAGTCCACAATGGCTGAACAGCAACAAGATACACTTTCCACGCTCAAGCAAAATCTCATAGATTATGCACAACTTCAGCTGGGCAGTCAAATTATTGATCTTGAACTAGATCCCGAACATTACGAAGCAGCATATCAAAAGACCATTGGCACCTATCGTCAACGTGCCAACAATGCCTATGAAGAAAGCTATAGCTTCATGTACTTGGTCAAGGACGAAAACATCTATCAGCTGCCGCAAGAAGTCATAAGTGTACGTCAGATATTTCGCAGAACATTTGGTGATTCAACTGGACCGTTTGCATCAAACTTTGATCCGTTTAGTCAGGCCAGCTTGAATGTGTATCTAATGAACTTCAATGTGGCAGGCGGGTTGGCCACATATGACTTTTACTCACAGTATGTGGAACTGGCTGCCAGAATGTTTGGTGGCTACATGAACTACACATACAACCCTGTGACCAAAAAACTGCAATTGATTCGTGATCCTAAAGGCACTGGCGAAGCTGTGTTGCTGTGGACTTACAATTTAAAACCTGAAATCAACTTGCTCAGCGATTTCCAAATCCAACAATGGATCAAGGACTACATGGTTGCCAATTGCAAAATGATCATTGGTGAAGCCCGTGAGAAGTTTGGTACCATTGCTGGCCCACAGGGCGGCGGCACCCTAAATGGCACTGCCATGAAAGCTGAAGCACAAACCCAAATGGATGCTCTTCTTGAACAACTCAAAATGTACGTGGATGGCTCACAACCGTTGACTTGGGTAATTGGCTAATTGACATAAACATAAACTCCTGCTATAATGTAGCATGGACTTAATGATTGATCTTGAGGGTTTGGGAACAGGCCCCGACACTACTATTCTTACCATTGCCGCACAGGCGTTTGATCCGTTTGGCTCTGGTCACTACGAGCAATCATTCTATGCCAGGGTCACACTGGAAAGTCAAGAAACTCGTAGCATACAGCAAGGCACCATAGAATGGTGGGCCTCACAACCTGCTGTGGTGCGTGATGAGGCATTTGCCGAAGAAGACCGCATACCCTTAAATGAGGCGTTAGACGGCCTGGGCAAATTAATTTGGCATGCCAAGCGTGTGTGGGCACAAGGTCCAACATACGACATGAACATCCTGGAGCATGCCTACAAGAGTTACAACAAACCTTTGCCTTGGCAGTACTACATGGTACGTGACAGCCGCACGGTGTTTTCATTATGGCCCGAACAACCCATGCCACCTACCACACACCATGCGCTAGAAGACTGCCGCAGACAAATAGGCATGCTACAAAATACACTTAAATATCTCAACGTTCGGGAGTTAAAATAAGTTGCTATGACTCAAGTGGTTACGTTTGATTTTGGCGGAAAATTTAGCCCAGTATCCTATGAAAACTTGCTAACCAGTATTGCTGTTCTTGCTAAAAAAAGCAAAGATGTTTTGGTACTAGGCTGTCGAGAAGAAGATTGCAATCCATTGGAGCACTATGCTCAAACAATTGCACTACAAGAACACATACACAATCTAGGCATGAAATTTTGTGTGCTCTTTAATTTCTATACTCAATACACTCAAGAACATCTGTCAGGCATAGACGTTGATTACATTGACTTCATGTTGTTAAAGACCATACACAATGCTCCTGCACCTATTGCAAATCAAGGCAGCCGCATTTTATTTTTAATTGGCAAACCTGATAGACCACATCGAGCACCACTGCTGTACAAGTTTTATGAGCGTGACCAACTGGATCAACTGAGTTGGTCGTTGTTTATACCTGCTGAAATTGAAAATCAAGTACGCAAGTTGGTTCCTCATGCAGCTGACCAGCAATGGCAAGAGTTTATGAAACTGCAAGGCAGTCCTGATGGAGTGACACCAATGGTGAGTGGATCTAGCATTCACGTTTGTAACTATTGTCATTATGATGCAAAAATATTTGCTGATACCAATGTGAGCTTGGTTAGTGAAAGCATGTTTGAACAATCCAATACGTTAACTGTTCGGGCCACAGAAAAAACTTACAAAGCAATCAACAATCGCCATCCTTTTGTGATTGCCGGACCAACAGGCACTTTAGAACGATTGCAGTCTCTGGGCTACAAAACTTTTGAAAAATACCTACCACATCCAGGATATGATCAGGAAGTTAACAATGACGTCCGTTTGGAACTAATTTATGAAAACATCTTGGCATTACACAAGTTGGCCATAGACCATCCAGAAGTTCTTGCAAATGACGTAGAACACAACTATACTGTTAACAAGCACCGGTATCAACAACAGCTTGATTGTGCCGCTGGCATGTTAGCAAAATACGGTTACCATGGACCAGCAATCGACGTTCTCATGCTGCATGACCAAGTGGCCCCAAACACACTGACAGAAAAATTTATGGATATTATATGATTATTGGTATATGTGGATTCATTGGGTCTGGCAAAGACACCATAGCTGACTATCTTGTAAATTTGCACCACTTTCGTAGAGAAAGTTTTGCAAGCACACTAAAAGATGCTGTGGCACAAGTGTTTGGTTGGGACAGAACCATGTTGGAAGGGCGTACTAAACAGGCCCGGGAATGGCGAGAACAAGTGGATCCGTGGTGGGCAGAACGCCTGCACATGCCTACACTTACCCCACGTTGGATACTACAATACTGGGGCACAGAAGTGTGCAGAGCTGGGTTTCATGATGACATCTGGATTGCCAGCCTGGAAAACAAACTGCGCCACAGCCAGGATGATGTGGTAATTTCAGATTGCCGTTTCCCCAATGAAATCCTAGCCATCAAAAATGCCGGCGGGCGTGTGATACGTGTGGTGCGCGGATCCGAGCCTGCTTGGTATAATGCAGCCGTAAGCGTCAACCGCGGTGCCAATGGCAACTCAACTTGGGCACTAAGTCAGCGTAAGTTAGAAAAACTGGCAATTCATGCGTCAGAAACTGCCTGGGTAGGAACTGAATTTGACGCTGTGCTAGACAACAACGGTACACTAGACGACTTGTATCAACAGGTCAAGAGTCTGGTTCAAGATCCCCGGGCTTCCACGTAGAATCTGTACGTTTTAAATCCGCCACACAGTTCAAACACACAGTCTTTAGATTACGAAGCTCACAGTTATTGAGGTTGCTATCCACATGGTATACCAACAACTGACTGTGATGCCTGGCTTTAAACCCACATCGATCACATGTGGGTTTTTTCTTATATCCGCTTGACTGCCAGCGCGGCACAGGCGCTTTGATTTTGCGGTTTTTCTTTATGCAAGTTTCGCAGCGACTGCGATAGTATATCTTGCCATCTCTATAACAATTTACAGCTCGAGGCCGTTGATTGCAGGCTGGGCACATGGGTCTCATGGTGTATTTATGCTTGAACCTTACGGTAAGGGCAGTCTACGACACCGTTTTTTGAATATACCCATAAATATCTGCAACTTGAAAAGGAACCCACCATGGCTCTAGTATCCCCAGGCGTAGAAGTAACAGTAATTGACGAAAGTCAATATATCCCTTCAGCCGTTAACACCGTACCGTATTTCCTCATTGCCACTGCACAAAACAAAGTGTCGGGTGATGGAGTAACTGTTGCTGCTGGCACAACTGCTGCCAACGCCGACAAAACCTATTTAATCACCAGTCAAAGAGATTTGGTGGCCACATTTGGTGTGCCATTCTTTTATTCTACCACAACTGGTACTCCAATCAACGGTTACGAACTCAACGAATATGGCCTACTGGCTGCTTATTCGGCACTGGGAGTTACAAATCGTGCTTATATCCAACGTTGTGATATTGATCTTACCGAGCTTACTGCCAGTTTGACTCGTCCTGTTGGCGAGCCAGCTGACGGTACCTACTGGTTAGACACATCAACATCGGTATGGGGCATCCAAGAGTGGAATGAAACTACCAATGTTTTCACTGTTGCAACACCAATTCAAATCATCAGCGAGGATGATGTGGTTGATGCAGCAGCCGAAGATTATGAGCCGTTGCCATCAATTGGCAGCGTTGGCGACTATGCAGTGATTGCATTTGCACAGTTTATTCCGGGCTACTACAAAAATTCTGACAATCTTTGGGTACAAATTGGTACTGACGAATGGAAAGCATCATGGGCCACAGTG